AATTAGGTTTGAAGATGTCTAAGGTAACTAAAAAAGTTGGATGCTCTAATCTTAAAACATTAATTGAAGATGATAAGTTGCTTATTCCTGACTACGAAATTATTAGTGAGCTTACAACATTCATTCAGAAGAATCAATCTTTTGAAGCAGATGAAGGACATAATGATGACTTAGTAATGTGTCTTGTATTATTTGCTTGGTTAGCAGTGCAACCTTACTTTAGAGAGATGACAGATAATGATGTAAGAAAGCGTATCTATGAAGAGCAGGCAAATCAAATCGAACAGGATATGTCACCGTTTGGTTTTATTGTAGATGGGTTTGAGGATGAAGAGGTAAAGTTTGTAGATGAAAGTGGTGATGTCTGGCACCTTGATGAGTATGGAGATGTAGCAGCAGAAGTTTCATATATGCTGAGATACTAATGGATATAGAAGATCAATTTTCATTAGAGCATTTACTTTTTCGAGAAAGAACATGTAGAGTATGTGGAGAGACAAAAGATTTGTTGACAGATTTTTATAATATTCGTAAGGGCAAGAAATATCTTCCGTCTTCATATTCTTACGAGTGTAAAGATTGCACAATCAAAAGAATTACTAATAGAAGACAAAGAAAACACCCACAACTATCAGAGTATCCTGATTGGTAGAATGCTCATGCATTGTTTCCCCGTTTGAAAAAAGCATTTTCCTAAATATTTGTAGATTAAAATGACTTCTACGAGGAGACAAACATGGCAGGTCAAGTATCACCTGGAATTGTATTAAGAGAGCGTGATTTAACCAATTCCGTTGCCGTAGCTACCGCAGCAAATACAGCTGCAATAGTTGGTGCCTTTGAAAAAGGACCAGTCGGAGTAATTACAAAAATTACTAGCGAGCAACAACTTGTTGACACGTTCGGCAGACCAAATAATAACAACTTTGAAGATTGGTATGTTGCTGCAACATTCCTATCATATGGAGGGCAACTTGAAGTAGTAAGAGTTGCCGACGCCAATCTCAAGAATGCTGTTACAGACTATAATACAACTACTCCCAATGCACCTTTAATTACTTCAGTTGATGATTTTGAAGCACAAAAAGGAACTACAACTTTTGCATTTGCTGCTCGTACTCCTGGTACCTGGGGTAGCTCATTGAAGGTTTCGGTGGTAGACGGGAGCGTAACTGCTACTGCTTATGCCTCTGATACTTATCACGGCACAGCAAAATGGTCATCGCTCGCATTAAAACCAGCAAATGCCGATACTTGCCACGTAGCAGTTATTGATGAATCTGGTGCGATTACTGGCATACCTGGGACACTTCTAGAAACTTTCTTATTTGTTTCAAGAGTAGCAACATCAGTTAATAGCGAAGGAGAGTCAAATTTCTACCCAACTGTTGTTAACAAAAAATCAAAATATGTATTTGCAGATGAATTAGTTGCTGCTGGTAGTGTAGATTTATCACTTGATGGCGGTGCAGATGGTTATCAAGCGTCAACAGCTGCATTAGAAACAGCACTTGGCAAATTTGATGATATTGAAAATATCACTATTGATTTTATCCTTGCTGGTGGTAGTGTTAGTTATGGTGCTACTCCTGGTAATGCTACTAAAACTAAAGCTTTAAAAGCAATTTCTATTGCTGCAAATAGAAAAGATTGTGTTGCTTTTGTTTCTCCATATAGAGATTTTGTTGCTCTCTCCGATGCAGCTGCACAGAAAGATGCAATTATTACTTATTTTAGTAGTTTAACGAGTACTTCATACGCTGTTTTTGATAGTGGATACAAATATATTTACGACCGCTATAACGATGTATATCGTTACATTCCTTGCTGTGGAGACGTTGCTGGTCTTTGTGTACAAACTTCGATAACTTTAGAAGATTGGTTCTCGCCAGCAGGTTTACAAAGAGGTAACTTAAGAAACGCTATTAAACTTGCCTATACACCATCTAAATCCCACAGAGACGAATTATATCAAAACAGAATTAATCCTATTACATCATTCCCTGGTCAAGGAATTGTATTATTTGGTGATAAGACTGCTCTATCAACTCCAAGTGCTTTCGATAGAATCAACGTCCGTCGTTTATTCCTTGCACTAGAAAGAAGAGTCGGATCTGTTGCTAAAACAGTATTATTTGAATTGAATGACGAAACAACTAGAAACGCTTTCTTCACTACAGTTAATGCTTACATGGAAGAAGTTAAAGCAAAGAGAGGAGTTACTGACTTCTTAGTTGTTTGTGACGAAACCAATAACACACCAGATGTTATTGACAGAAATGAGTTTGTGGCTGAAATATATGTAAAACCATCAAGGTCGATTAATTATATTACCATCACTTTTGTTGCTACTAAGACGGGTGTTTCATTCGCTGAAGTAACTGGTCAAGTTTGATTTTATAAAATTTAACAAAGAGGTAAAAAACAATGACTATTAACAGTAGCGTAAGTCAATTTTTAAGCACCGTAAAACAAGGTGTAAGAAATAATTTATTTTTAGTAGAATTTAGCTTTCCAACAATCCTTGGATCTGAAATTCCTACTAATACTGTGACTAACATGCTCTGCAAATCAGCAGCACTTCCTGCTTCTAATCTAGGCGTTATTGAAGTTCCTTTTAGAGGAAGGACAGTTAAAATTGCTGGAGATAGAACATTCGATACTTGGACCGCCACATTTATTAATGATAGAAATTTTGAGATCCGTCATGGAATGGAAAAATGGATGGAAGGAATAAATAAGCATGAAGCAAATACTGCTATTGGTTACAAACCAGAGGCTGGCGGCGCCGCAAATGGATATTTGGCAGATTTAACCGTAACTCAGTTGGAAAGAGATGAAACGCCAACTGGATCCAACTTAAGAAAATATTTCTTCAAAGGTTGTTTCCCAACTAACATTTCTCAAATTGATCTTGCTTATGATAGCAATGACCAGATTGAAGACTTTACGGTTGAATTCCAAATCCAATATTGGACTGCAGAAAAAGGAACTGCAGCTGGTGTATTGGGTGGTAAAATTGAGTGATAAATAGTGTATCAGTGAAATAATTTAAACATGAGTCAACTATTTGGTTTTTCAATAAACGGGGCTGTTTCTAAACCAAAAGGACAGTCCCCTATACCACCTAGTCAAGATGATGGAGTAGCTACCGTTGCTGGTGGTTACTTCGGTCATTATGTAGATATAGAAGGCGTAGCGCGTAATGAGTTTGATCTCATTAGGCGCTATCGTGATATGGCGCTACATCCAGAAGTCGATAGTGCTGTTGATGAAATTGTTAATGAAGCAATCGTAAGCAATGAAGATCAATCAGCAGTTTCTATCGAGTTATCCAACTTAGAAGTTGGTGAAGGAATTAAAAATAAAATTCGTAAAGAATTTGAATATATTAAAAAACTTTTAAATTTTGATAAGAAAGCACACGAGATATTTCGCAACTGGTATATTGATGGCAGAACATACTATCATAAAGTAATTGATCATGCAAATCCTAAAGCTGGAATTACTGAGTTAAGATATATCGATCCTCTCAAAATTAAAAAAGTAAAGCAGAGAATACAAGATAGAGAAAAATCATCACAACAGATGATGAGTAAAGGTGATGGATCTTCTCTTACTGCTGATGCTTATGATTTTGGGGAGTATTTAGAATACTACCTTTACAATCCAAAAGGTTTCATTTCATTTGCAGGTGGTCCAGACCCAATGCAAGGCGGCATAAGATTTGCTGCAGATTCTATTACATTTGCACCTTGTGGATTGATGGATTTAAACAAGAAGATGAATTTAAGTTATCTTCATAAGTCTATCAAAGCACTCAATCAACTTCGCATGATTGAAGATAGTCTTGTTATCTATAGACTATCACGCGCACCAGAAAGAAGAATTTTTTATATTGATGTAGGTAATCTTCCTAAAGTAAAAGCAGAGCAGTATCTCCGCGAAGTGATGAATCGCTATCGCAATAAACTTGTGTATGATGCAAGCACTGGAGAAATTCGTGATGACAAAAAGCATATGAGTATGCTTGAAGATTTTTGGTTACCTCGTCGTGAAGGCGGCAGAGGCACAGAAATCACCACACTTCCTGGTGGGCAGAATCTAGGTGAGTTGAAGGACGTAGAGTATTTCCGTAAGAAACTTTACAATTCACTTAACCTTCCACCTTCACGTCTTACAGATGACAACAAAGGTTTTAATCTTGGTAAGACTACAGAAGTATTAAGAGATGAATTAAAATTTAACAAATTTGTAGGAAGACTTCGCAAGAAATTTTCTTGCGTATTTCATGACATGCTTAAGACTCAACTAGTCTTAAAGGGTATTATCACTCCAGAAGACTGGGAGGATATGGAAGAAAATATTCAGTATGATTTCATCTTCGATAATCATTTCTCCGAGTTAAGAGATGCGGAGTTAACGAATACTCGCTTAGATATTCTAATGAAAATTGATCCTTTTGTGGGCAAATACTATTCAATTGAATATGTAAGAAAACAAATTCTTATGCAGACAGACATACAGTATGAAGAAATTAATAAGCAAATGAAGAATGATATTGGTGCTGGTATTACACCCGACCCAGTGCATACTAACAAAATGAATGCTAAAGCATTGGAATTATCTGCAATGCCGCCACCTGCTCCTGCACCTGCTGCTTCTAAAGCATCATCGTCAAGCAGTGATTCTTGATAAATAATTATTAAACAGTTAAATTATATGGACACTATTGATATCATCAATGCCATCGCAGATGGTAATAAGATTGACGCTATGGATAAAATTAATGACCATCTTTATGCTAAAGCAGCAGAAAACATGAAGTCATATAAAGAAATTCTAGCACAGTCTTTCTTTGTTTCACAAGAAGAAACTCCAGAAGAAGGTACAGAAGAATGAAACTAATTACCGAGAGTATTGAGGACGTACAAGTTCTTATTGAAGAATCAAACGGTAAAAAAATTCTACACATTGAAGGTGTATTCCTTCAAGGGGATATTAAAAATCGTAACGGACGTGTATATCCATTTAACGTTTTAGAGCGTGAAGTAGCGAGATACAACGAAAGTTATGTTGCCGCTGGACGTGCTCTTGGTGAGTTAGGACACCCCGATGGACCTACTGTAAATCTAGATAGAGTTTCACATAAGATTGTTTCACTCAAAGCAGAAGGAAGCAACTTTATTGGCAAAGCACAAATTCTTTCCACTCCTATGGGAAACATCGCTAAGTCACTTCTAGAATCAGGAGTAAAACTTGGCGTATCTTCAAGAGGTATGGGTTCTATTGAAGAGCGCAACGGTGCTAATTATGTCCGCGATGATTTCATGCTTGCAACAGCAGCTGATATCGTAGCAGATCCTTCTGCACCAGATGCTTTTGTAAATGGAATTATGGAAGGAAAAGAGTGGGTGTGGGATAATGGAATCTTAAAAGAATCAAAAGTTGCTAAATACCAAAGATATATTTCCGAGGCAACTCGCAAAAATATTGAAGAGAAGTCTCTCAAAGTCTTTGAGGACTTCATGTTTAATTTATAAAATTAATAAATAATCATAGAATATAAATGTATAACTGTACAGGGGAAACCAAAGATGTCAGATATGTTAAACGAAAAGTTTGAAGAATTTATTGCTGAAAATGGTGATCCTATGCCATCGGTCGGAAGCTCCGTTGTGCCTGGGAGTCCAGTTGCTAGTGGATATATGAAGCCAGTAACAGGTCAAACAAATACAGCTGTAAATGCAAACGCAGCGGGTGGTAGAGATCCCATGCCAACAGTGCCAACTTCGGTTGTCCCTGGTCAGTCAACAGAAGATGACGGCGGATCTACTTTTGAAAAACCAGAAGGTGAAGACAATCCTGGTGCAAAAGCAGCATCACATAACAAGAAGGTTGCTGATGGTCATGTAGTTCGTGACAATCATCAAGATCCAGCACCATCAGTTAAGTCATCTGGTTATCAAATTCCTGGTGGTCCTAACAACACTAAGGTGTTTGGTATGGAAGAAATCGATTATTCATCTGATGATGACATCGAAGCCCTTGTAGAAGGAGAAACAATCACTGATACTTTCAAAGAAAAAGCAAAAACAATCTTTGAAGCTGCCGTTAAGGCAAAAATCAATGAGCAAGTTTCCTTCATTCAAGCACAATATTCTACTAAACTAGCAGAAGAAGTTGAAGCAATCAAAACTTCACTTGCTGAGAAGGTAGACGAAACCCTTAACTACGCTATCCAAAATTGGTTAGAAGAAAACGTAGTTGCTATTGATACAGGTCTCAAGCTTGAAATTGCTGAGAATTTCATGAAGGGTCTCAAAACAGTCTTTGAAGAAAATTACCTCGATATTCCCGACGACAAAGTTGATCTTGTCGAAGGAATGAATACCGAGCTTTGTGAAATGGAGCAGCGCCTAAACGAACAGATTGAGCGCAACATTGAATTAAATAATCGTCTTGCTGGTTTCAACAAGACCGTAATCCTAAATCAAATTTCTGAGGGTCTCGCTGATACTCAGAAAGAAAAACTAGCTTCATTGGCAGAAGGTGTAGAGTTTATTTCGGAAGAAAACTTCCGTGAGAAACTTGTCACTCTTAAGGAATCATATTTCCCTAAATCTGTAGCTAAAGAAGTAGTTGATGAAACACCAGTAGCGGGTGAGGGACAGGAAGTGTCACCTCAAATGCAAGCCTATATGGCAGCAATCGCTCGCTGGACTTGATATAAATCATAAACCCAATTTTTCCAAACATCCAAACGGAGTTAAAAATGTTTAACGCAGAAATGTTACAGGAAAAGTGGGCACCCGTTCTCAATCATTCAGGAGTCACCGAGATTTCTGATGCTCACAGAAAGGCTGTCACCGCTGTCCTGTTAGAAAATCAAGAAAAATTTATGCGCGAAGAGCGCGGTGTGCTTAACGAAGTTGCAGTAAACTTCGCTGGCGCAACTAATATGACTGGTGCAGCTGCATCGACTGGCGCTATCGCTGGTTTCGATCCTGTGCTCATCAGCCTAATTCGTCGTGCAATGCCTAACCTCGTTGCTTACGACATCTGTGGTGTACAACCAATGAGCGGTCCTACTGGTCTTATCTTCGCAATGAAAGCGAAGTATGAGAATCAGGGTGGCGAAGAGGCGCTATACAACGAGCCTGATGCAGGTTTCTCTGGTGGCTACGATGCTGCTAAGGGCGATTACAACGTCCGTAACCAAGCAGGTTCGGGTGGAGATATGGAGGGTAACAACCCTGCAGTTCTTAATGACAGCACTCCTGGCACCTATGAGCGTGGATCAAAGATGACTCGTGCAGAGTCAGAGCAACTCGGTGAAGCTGGTTATCTCTTCCGTGAGATGGCATTCAGCATCGAGAAGACTTCGGTTACTGCCAAGTCACGCGCTCTCAAAGCTGAATACACTCTAGAGCTTGCACAAGACCTTAAGGCAATTCACGGTCTTGATGCTGAGCAAGAGCTTGCTAACATTCTCTCTTCAGAGATTCTTGCTGAAATCAACCGTGAAATCATCCGCACAGTTTATTTCGTTGCTAAGAAAGGTGCTCAGCACAATGTTGCAACTCCTGGCGTATTCGACCTCGATGTTGACTCCAACGGTCGTTGGATGGCAGAGAAGTTTAAGGGTCTTCTATTCCAGATTGACCGCGACGCTAATGCTATCGCTCAGGAAACCCGTAGAGGTAAGGGCAACTTCATCATCTGCTCAGCAGACGTTGCTTCAGCTCTCAACCTAACTGGCGCTCTCGATTACGCTCCTGCTCTCAGCACTTCAATGAATGTTGATGACACTGGTAACGTATTCGCTGGCACCCTCAACGGTC